ACCGCCACGAGGTGCTATGCTAGTAATAGACGGCCTGCTCGAACTAGACACCAACTACATCGGAGCAAGCAGTTACTGCTTCTACGGCCACAGGGTATTGAAAGTATCGAAACACTAACCACAACAGCAACATGAAAATCAAGCACACGAACTGGGGCGCGAACAGCCCCAAAGGTCAATGGGCATTCGCCACACCCTACATCAACATCAACCGCAACGAAGAGTACACGCAGATATCTTTCGTAGTAGGTAGTCACCATTGGTGGGTAATCATTAACAACAAAAATAAACAGCAATGAAAATCCTATTCTTCGCGGCCATGCTCGCCGCACACCAACACACCGCTGAAATGAAATTCCGCGAGATGCAAGACGATGGCTCAGTAGTGTACGAGGGCGATGACCCCGACACAGGCCGAGCAATGTTCACCCTGTTCTTAACTGATGGCAGCAAGATAGAGTACGCCTATCAAGAAGAGGTAATCAACTACATCAACACGAACCAATTCAAATACGACGACTTCCAATGAGCAACAAGAAAGACACATGGTCTCTATGGGAAGAGAACATGGTACACACGAGCGGCCTCGACAAGGCCACAGCCCAAGAGATGCTCGAAAGATATGCCGGCACATACCCCGACATCTTATTCTTCATCGCACCAACAACATCAAACGAACCTCATCATTAATAACAACTCCAATGAAAAAGACAACTAGCATTCAGACAACCATCGGATGGGTGGTTTACATCGCGCTTGTAGCGCTCATCATTTCACTATCATCTTGCTCTTCTACCCGCCACGGGTCGCAGTACCAAGACCATCTCAAGACCACTCATAACCGGAATTTTGTCCTAGTGGACAACGGCGGATGCGGATGGAATCGTTAACAATCATTAACAATCGGGGCGCAGGGTTTAAAACTACCTTGCGCCCATAATTTAAAACTCAGTTTCGATATGAATTATCACGAAGTTAGACGCAGGCTCCTGTTCATCATTGATGACGCGAGCAGACTCCTCAGCCACCTAGAGCAAGCGGGAGGTATGGACGAATTCACAGGCTTTGCCGACGATGGGTACACACACCTGTCCAACATCCAAATCGCGGCAGACCTCAACGACACAGAGTCCCATGCATGGAAGGACCTGCACTCCATGGACGACGAAACGATGGAACTAATCATCGGAGCATTCAACATGAAGGAGCGGATGCTCAATCGACTCCAATCCGACAAGGATGGCCAACAGGCATTCAACGAGAAAGTATATCAACTCAAAAATCAATAGTCAGTATGAACTTAGTACAATTCACCAATCAGATTGCGACCACGGGTGGCGGAATCTACAACATCGTTAGAGGCGAAGCACCAACGTCGGGTTATGGTGCATCACACGCAGACATTTGGTATGGCATCAAGATTCCTGATAATTGGAACTCGATGACCATGGAAGAGCGCGGCCTGTTTATCAAGCCACACATCAACCAATTCATTGCACAGAATGGCCGTCAGTTCGAGGTCAGTTGGGACTACATGAGCGCGTACACTCAAGATGACCTTATCATACTTGAGATGACCCGTGTGTTCGATGAACTATACGATGCAGTCTTATTCGGCATCGTTAACTACGCAGAGGTCATACATGACTACGCCAAAGACGAGTCAATCGAACTGCCCACAGGCCAAACGCATGGAACGATGAAGCAGGTCTTGGACTACGCGAAGATGACAGCTACAGCACTAACCAATAAAATTCTTACCAATGCTTGATTCAAACTACCACAACTCTAGCTTCGCTACGTTCGTGAAGCGGACAGCAAAAGACACTCCCCACTCGAAGATTACCCTTCGGGTGGAGGAGGACAACGAGGACGGCATCGTCAGCGCATATGCCTACGACCAATTCGGGGACTTCCTTGACTTCTTCTCCTATATGGACAGGTTCGAGGTGGAGGAGGACGCAGACATGGCAATCGAAGAGTATCAACTAGACATCGAAATAACTAAGTAACATGAAAGAAGAAGAAGTAATTGAATTCATCCAACGCACAATCATGAACGAATGGAAAGTAGTCATGATGTATGAAGCCCAACTCCAAGAGCCGGAGTTGAAGGATGACGAAATCCTTTTGGACTGCGTAGCCAACGCGAAGGAACGCATCGAAATGTTTACAATAATCTTAAACAAGTTTGAACAATGACTTACTACAACAGCTACGACGATTGGAAACTATCCAACCCCGACGACGACGGATACTACACCGAAGAAACGAATGCGATTGAAGAGAATGCCTACTTCAAGTATTCAGACGGCAGGCGTTGGGTGTACGGGATGCTAACCAAGAATGGTTGGGACATCCGCATACACAGCTACCACAGAATACCTACCATTGACCTCGATGAGTTTGAACCCACGCAAAGTGAGTTCGACGACACCATCTATAGAGTGCGTATGAACTACACGCAGTTCATCTATATTCAGCAGGATGAATTCATGGAGCGGTACAACACGGCTCGTAACCTTTTAGACCTAATGATGAAAGATGAGACGAGCAATTGATTACATCGTATTTGTCCTGATGATGTGGCTCTTAAAAGACATAAGCAAATGATTATCGATTACCGCGCAGGCGACGAGGTTGTCTGCATCAAAGACCACTCTCAAGGAGTCGTCAAGAAGGGAGAAGTATACACCGCGCACGAGTTGAAGCGCAACGGGTGCGGGTGTGTACTCCTTGTTGACGTTGGATATACATCTGACAGGCTGTTCACTAAGTGTCCTTCCTGTGGAATGAACGACGAAAAGACCGACGATGTATGGTGGGTCGATGCTCGTTTATTCCGGAGACTACTCACCCGATCGGAGGAGGCCGACCTCGCAGAAGTGCTGGCAGAGGTATTCTCTGAGGAGTTAATTAGTTCTAATTAGCACGGGAATAGCTGATATCATGGATGTTTTACTATATTTGCAAACTACATGACAAGATTATTTAAAACCAAAGACGGGTATGAAATTGTCAAACATTCGCGTGACGTTTATGCAATCATAGGCAAGCACGTGAAGTACATCGGCAAGGTTTCACCCAACTACAAATCGAGCGGACGACTGCTCAAGACTATACCAAACGAAATCAAAACAATCTTTTTTAACATACAACGAAATGAATTGGAATCTCCAACAACTATGGAATGAATGCGTTTATTCCCAACAACGTGCGCTTGAGCCACGTGACTATTGCTATGCATCAGAAATCGGTCAGCCGCTTGTTGACCGCTACCTGAAGATGAAGGCGGTGACCCCGACCAATCCACCCAACATGAGAAGCCTACGCAAGTTCGAGGCAGGTAACCTTGTCGAGTGGGTAGTGCGCTACGTTCTCGAACGCGCGGGAATCATCTTTAACACCCAAGAACGTGTGATGGTTGAGTACCCCAATATGCTCAAGGTATCGGGACGTATTGACTTCCTAGCCGGTGGCCGCATCGACATCGAGCGTGCCAAGCAGGACATCACGTCGTCTCACCTGCCGGAATCAATCCAAGCATCTTCCCTGTACATCGCAGAGAGGTTGTACGAGAAGTTTGGTGACAAGGAACTAGAGACAAAGGTTCTTGAAATCAAGTCCTGCTCATCATTCGTGATGGACATGATGGAGAAGACTGAGAAGCCTATCAAGCACCACCGCCTGCAACTCTTCCATTACATGAAGGGGCTTAACCTCAACGGCGAACTCGTGTACATATGCAAGGATGACCTCCGCATGATGTGCTTTCAGTACGAGCCTACCGCAGAACTAGAGGCTGAATACCTAGCAGACCTTGCCGGTATCACCCACTACTTCAGTGCCAACACCCGACCACCTCTTGAGAACCATATCGTGGTAGAGGATGGCAAGTTCAAGAAGAACTTCGGCATTGAGTATTCCAACTACCTCAAGTTCCTGTACGACTTTGAAGAGCCACGCGACTACGCTGACTCAGTCAAGTCTCAGGTTGCACGTTGGACTCGCGTCATCGCACGCTATGCCAAGGGTGAAAAGATAACCGCAAAGAACGAGGAGGTTCGATCGGAAATCGAGGCCGCAGGATACAACTTCAATCAGATTGTAGAACAAGCCAAGAAGTTTGGCGTAACAGAAGAGGAGGAAGAAGCATGAAACGAGACACATTCATGAAGTGTTGTAAACGGATGAAGACAGCATCCAACAACATCGACGCAGCATACAAACTTAACATCGACCTGCATGAGTTCATGGACGACGAGCATTGGGTGGTTCAACACCTATGGAACGCCATCATGACTAAGGAAGGATACGATTGGTTCTCATGGTTCATGTATGAGAAGGCATACCTGTACGAACTCAAGGAGGACATGAAGGCATGGGATGAACACAAGAACGAGATATGCAAAGACCTCGACAGCCTATACGATTTTTTAGTAACCAACAATTATTTTAATACACCAACCAAATGATTATCTCAACAGAATACTACGTAGGACAGGAGTTGTATTTCCTATCCAAGAACACCGGTAAAATCGAATGCTCACCGGTATACAAAATAGAAGTAACGATTGGAGATGTCTTTACAGACAATCCGAAGGATGCAAAGACAGAAGTTCGATACTTCTTCTTCATCCATAAGAAGCACGCAGAAATCATAAAAGAAAACGACTGCTATTTAACCAAACAAGAATTACTTGAAGCGCTATGAAAATCCTAATCCAAAAGAACATCCCGATAGAAGAAACACGGGAAACAAAAAGCAAGTACCCATTCCACGAGATGGAGGTGGGCGACTCATTCTTCATCAAGTGTGACAAAGAAACCATCACGAGCAAGCGATCGACCGTCCTGTCCTCGTCCGTGTACTACGGCAAGTCTTCAGGCAAGAAGTTCAAGTCGCGTGTGTACCATGATGGCTTTAGAATTTGGAGGACAAAATGAAACACAACGCGGTAATAACACCACAGGGGGCATTGCGAATCTACAATCGCCCCCTCTTCGAGGAAGAAGTCAGAGCCATGTCCCGTGAAAAGGACTTGGCTGTGACCATCGAAGTTAAGATGAAGAAACGTGTACGCTCCGATGTGCAGAATGCTTACTACTGGGGCGTAGTCGTGGCGATGATAGTGGAAAGGCTCAGGGAGCTTGGCCATGACGTTGACCGCGACCTCGCGCATGAGTTTTTGAAGGGAAGATTCCTTTACTCTGAACTGACCGACCCGACCACCGGCGAAGTCATGAGAATCCCACGCAAAACGTCAGACCTTGCAACGGAGGAATTTATAGAGTACATGGAACACGTCAAGCAGTTTGCTGCTGAGACGCTTGACATATACATTCCTGACCCAAACGAGCAACTTGAGATAGGTTAAACCCTTGGCTCATTCAAAAGAAAAGACAGAGAAAAGAAACAAGTCAAGAAGAAACCTAAAGAGAAGAAAAGAAAAAGCCTCCCCCCGTGAAAAACAAACTACCCCGCCCCACAAAGGGGCAGCTACCCGATCCAACATACTCGCGTATGAAGTTTGCCTCTTGCACCGACAGGGCTGATTCGGGTGGTGGGGAACGGGTAAAAAAAAAGCTCTCGTCTGGCCGGACCGAGAGCATTTTGATTTGAGATTTTGATTTCTCAATTCCCACATTTCACTGCCGGCCAGACACTGAAATGTGAGAACGCAACAAATGTATGGCGACCGCAACACGGAAGTCAAAAGAAATAATTGCATTAATAATACACACGAGTTATATTTGTAAATATGAAAAACAAAAAGGTAGACTTTTACCAAGTTCCCAAGAACGAATGGCAGATGCCCATCGAGAAGGGATACAAGATGGCCTGTTGCGACTGCGGACTTGTCCACAGTATGGACTTCAAGGTGATTGACCCAGACACCAACAAGGTCATTAAGAATGCACGGGCAGTCCTTAGGGCTAGGAGGCACGAGACGTTGACCAAGCAACTCAGAAAAAATAAATACTGAAAGAATATGAATGAACAAACAGCAATAGAATGGCTAGTGGAGCAGGTCAACAGCGACTGCCTAAACTCCACGTTTATTAGACCGGAACTGATTAGGAAGGCCAAGGCGATGGAACGTGAGCAGATTGAGGGATCGTTCAATGCGGGTACTAACTTTGATTCATACTATCCCAACTGCCCCGCCGGTAGTACGTACTACGAAACAATGTACGAGAAGCGTAAGACCATGGTGGCTGACCTAAAGGACTTCTTTAACTTCAGCAAATACAAGAAAAAATGAAAGCAATACTTGAATTCAACCTTCCTGACGATCAGGAATACTGGGACATGGCAGTCAAATCCCGCGAGATGGCCTTCGCACTCAACGACATCAGAAACTACCTCAGGGGTAGGGTAAAGTACGAAGAGATGCCGGCAGAGAAATGGGAGACCTGCGACGAGATTTACCAAGAGTTTTTCAGATTACTTGAACAAAATAACATCAAACTATGATTAGAATATCAGACAAGCCTACTAAACGTGTGGAACACTTTACAGGCACAATTACCATGGCCTTTCCTGGGATCGAAAACAAAGTTTGGAACTTCACGGTCTTGCGTACAACGAACGGATCAACTACCTTTGCCGTACAAGCAGACGATGAACAATTCGCACAATACTTCGATGAACCGGGAGAGTCGGACTACTTCAAGGCCATGCTCGAAGAGACCGTCAAGGCGAACTTGGCTAAAGAACAGGCAGAATGGAAACCTGCCGAAAAATAACATAGCTTATGAAGGTGAGGAATAAGAAGTGCAGAATCTGTAGACAGGAGTTTATCCCCAAATACAGCACAATGCAGGCAACGTGTGAAAACATCGAATGCATGATTGCCTATTCCTCCAAGCAGAAGGATAAGAAGGTTAAACGGGAACTGAAAGAGATCAAGGAACGCAACAAGTCCGTGTCTCAATGGAGGAGAGAACTCCAGCAGGTGTTTAACCAATACATCAGGCTTCGAGACCAAGGGAGGGGGTGTATATCCTGCGGGAAGAAGCTACAGGGGAAGTACGATGCCGGCCACTACTTTAGTGTCGGCTCGTACCCTAACCTGAGATTCCATGAGGATAACGTACACGGCCAGTGTGTAGAGTGCAACCAACACAAGCACGGCAACCTGATCGAGTACGGCATCCGGATTGAAAGGCGGATCGGGAAGAAGACATTGGAGGAACTACACTCTCTCCGGAATGAACGCCTGAGCCTGCCGCTTGATAAGATAAAGGAGTTGATATACCACTACAAGGATAAAGTAAAAGAGTTAAAAAAATGATAGACCCACCAACTTGGGAAGACCTAGGTTACGCTAATTTTGAATGATGGACAAGACCAAGAATTTATATACCTTAATCATCCTTGCACTCAGTGTTGTGATCCTATTCGGAGTATTCTTCATGGTATTCCGGATGGGCATCCTTCACACGAGTTCAGAGAATGAAGCCGTGGCCATAGAAAGGCTGCATGAAATCAACGAGAAGTACATCGCGCAGATGGACTCCAACCTGTTTATCGTAACGCAAACCAAGGCAGCCCTTGACTCCTTCATGGTGCAGGATCAGCAGCAGTTTGTGATCGAACAGGAGCGCATAGAGAAAGCACAAAGAATTGTTTCACGAATACCTCATTTACCCGATGACTCGCTTAAAAGCCTATACGTTAGCTCTTGGAGCTATCTTCTTAATGAATATCGCAACGGACGTTTGCGCCCAGCCAAGTAACGCCCCTCAGATGCCTCGTGAGGCACAGGAAGTAATCTCCGCAGCTGCTGAGACCATCAAGCAGGATAAGATTACGATCGAGTCTCGGTCGGAGCGTATCCGCATGATGCGAGATCAGCTAGAGGCTTCACAGAAAGCCTTAGATTTGGCCATACAAAACGGTAGCCTATGCGAGGAGGTCCGTTTGAATCAGCTGTCGGAGATTCGCTTCCTGAAGGATCAGTATACCGGCATGAAAGCCGAGATGAAAAAAGAACGTAGAAGAAAGATATTTTGGAAATGTGCAACGATCGTTACCACCGGTACGTCGTTGTATCTGTTGTTGTTATAGTTGTTATAGTTGTTTATGTGTTAAATTGTTGAAAGAAAAAGGGAGACCAAACGTGGCCTCCCTTTTTTGACTTATCAACTTTAAACTATCGAGTAACAAGCACGCTTGCTTCGTTGTTTGAAGGATTGCTATCAGGCAAACCATTCAACTCAGTGATGCGGATTCTCCAAGTGTTTGGAAGAGTGCCTTGAGTTGACGTAGGCCAAACGGTTGCCATAGACGCTGAACGTCCGGGCATGATGCGCTCTGATCGGCTCCAGTTGTTTTGATACTGGCCATCGAAACCAGAAGTACCTTTGTACGACGTGATAACTGATGTACCCTTGTTTGTAATTCTGTAAGCAACACGAACTCGTGTAGCATCCAACCACTCATAACCTGTAATGATAACCTCTGCATCCAAGGTTTGACTCGGAGGAGTAGGAGTTGTTACGTTCACAGAAGTAACCGCTACGTTGTCGTTCTCGTTTGACTC